GCCATCAATGCCATAACCACGCTGGCCGTTGATGTTGCTAAGTGCGTCGGTTTCTCTAAAATCAACTACATTGACTGGTTGCTTGCCCTGTGTTCCAAAATTGTAAAGATTGATGTTGGCACGAAACTCAATGATAGGTCGTTTTGCACGTTTGCGATTGTCAATTACTTGATCTTGATTATTATAGGTAGCAGTAGCTCTGATAACATCAATATGAAACCAGCGGTTGCTACGTGTCCAGGCATTAAGATCTCTGCTGGCACGATTGATAGTAATATAATCTGGCACAGTTGGTGCATTCAGACTGGAGTCGTAAGGCTCGCTATCGTAGCTGGTACTGTCATAAGGAACTGTTGCGCTGCGTGTATAAGTTTCTGGAGTTACAAAATCACTTACCGGCAACAGTTTGATACCGTTGCCTATGTTACCACCAGAGACAGGTGTGTTAGGTAGTGCTGCGCCTGCAGGGGCACCGGCACCTGTATTCAATATGCTTTCTTCTACTGTTTCGTAAATGTACTGTTGGAAGGTAGTGGTTGAGTGAACAGCACCAGTCATCAGCTGACCTTGATATATGTGGGCAGCACCAAAATAAGCTTCGCCGTCAACGAATCCTACTCGTACATCAACTCCTGGGCCAGTACCAACACCTTCTACATAGTATTCTAAGTTCTGAAATTGAGCAGGCTCAACAAATCCACGGAACTGCACTTTAAGTCCGTTGGTGAACACTACCCCGTTGGGACTAGTATAATTTTTAGCACCAATGATGTCATCAAGATTAATGAATAACTCATCACCTGGGTCTACCAATTTGATGCGTCCGTACAAGGCCGGATTTACACTGTCTTGATAAAAGAGGTCGTCAAGTACCGCAGTCAATAATGGTACTTGTTGGAAATAGCCTTCGGCATCTTTGTACCATTGAGTGCTGGCGTAATCTGTACCAAAGTTAATAACAAACTTACTAAAGTTTGGTATTGTCTGTATGCTGGTAAGCTGCATAAACGGATTACCAGACAAGTCGTTAATGTATTGAATTTGCCAAATACTATAGCGTTGAGCTTGGCTGTCAATGTTGGTAGTTTGATCAAACGTGGTTGTATCAAAACTACCAACTAGGCCATTGTCTGCATTATCACGTGGCAATGGATCAAACTGTGTGGTCACTTGCCAGCCGCCTGCTTCTGCATCAGCTGTTGTATTGGTAAAGATTACAGTACGGCCATTGAGATTGGTAATACCATCAATTCCATCTGGGTATTGAGCCAGGAACTCACTGACATAAACATTGTTTAGTTGATTAAACTTGAGACCTGTCAACAAATCTACAGTACCAATATTGGTCAGTGTGTAGTAAAAGTCTTGTGCGGTCTTGAGAGGAACATTAAAAGTAACTGTGCCTTGACTTTCGCCGTTGTTGACAACTCCTAATACATCTCTGCTGCTGATGTTGGGAGTAGCCGGCATTGTTCCGTTGACGCCAGGTGCTGCTTGGATCCAGAAATTAAATCCAGGTTGATTCACATTAAATTCGTAATTACCGCCGCGCACCAGGGTCAATGTAGGATTGGCACCAGCAAGATCGCTAAACGTATAAGCTGTTTCTCCGCGAGTGATATCCCACGCATCAGTTAGCGCAATAGGAGTTCCAAACACATCAACAGAATCGGGACCTTGTGGCAGCCAATAGTATTGACTGTAGTTTGTAAACTTGTCTAAGTCGCAGAACGGATCCCAAGTATAATATTGGCTTTGAAACAAGGCGTCCTGACGTGTAGTGTCGGCACCTTTGAGATTTAGTGCATCAATGATGCCAGGATAGGTAATAACATCTTCAACAGTATTGGTTTCTGGTTTGAGAAAAACAACGCCTGGCTCAAGCTGGTAATCACTTCTTGTTGCAGTAGGTTCTACTACATAGTTGTCGGCTGGATTTACACCAGGTCCAACTCGTCGCCCAACATACCCTTGTGTGCGTTTAATAACAGCTTCTTGAGTCAGTTGATCAAGAGTTGCTCCCAGGAATTGCTTGTTCGTTTGTGTGCGAAATATTTCTGGTAGTAGGTCTACGGTGCGACGTGTAGCCATTAGATACTACCTCCTGTAGAAGTGCCTTGGCTTATGGCAGTTGGGTATAGTCCCGACACAGCAGTTTGACTGCGAATGTTGCTTTGTGTTAAGGCATCAATTACTTCAATATCTGACACGGTAGCAGCACTGACAAAAATTTCATTGGCTGCGGAACGTATTTCGTACAGGTCGCCAAAACTCTTGAGAGGGTTAAGTGGTACTAGTACCACTGAACTGATAATTGACCCCAACTGCCTATGCAGATACGCTGACAATTCGCTGAAGAAGAAATTATCACCAAAATCCCACTTATCAATAGTGAAGTATTCATTAATGTTGGCAATCACTTGACTCTTAATTTCGCTCACACTTGCTGTTGTATTGGTAGCACGAACTACTTTAATTATGGCTCGTAGTTCAGGTGCTGCTTTAACACCAAACAGGGGTTTGAATACTACGGAGTTTAAAATCATGTTGTCAGATATCATTTTATAATCGTTAAGACCAGAATAAGCCACACTCAACTCGTTAATAGTTGGCGGTGCGGGTTCAGGTACAGAGTCAGTTGTATCTTTGATATAGTTTTGATAAGCAGTATAATATTCTTGATTAACAATATACACGTCAATGATGTTGGTAATGCCAGGATCAATCACATTGGTTAGTCCGCTGTTGTGTCGATATTGGAAATACAAGTCCTGGCGTCCAACTCTGACTGTAAAATCAGCTCTGGGTAATATAGTGCGTTGTATGATACCGTTAACATTTTCAATTACTAACTCGTAAAAGAGGCCGCTGGTGTAAGCGTAGAAAATTTGTCCGCTAATATATTGACTTTTTACTAATTCAATATCATCTTTGGTAGCATACGTTGAATTGACTATGCCGGCTGCAACTGGAAGATAATTTTCAGTGTTGTTGGCATCTGTTGTTAGTTGTAGGAATACCAATTTAGAATTGGGATTAACTGCAGGTGCTACAATTTCATCGAAGAAGTCTGGGTTATCAGCAACGCCGTCAGAATCACTGTCTCTGTAACTAACTACAACTTGAAAGTCGTTTACGTATCCGTCGCTTTGAACTGGCTGTGCAATGATTTCCATTGAAATATCGCCACTGAGTGGAAAGTTTGAATCTGGTTTAGAGTTAGTTTTAAGTACGCGAACAAAATCTTTTATTACTTTACCGGTCTTGCTGTCGTATATTTTTTCGCTTGTGTCAAAGAAAAATCTAGTCTCAATGATGCTGGCAAAGATATAATCTAATCCGCGTGTTGTCACAGTGTACGACTGCCCGTTGCTTACAAACTGTATCAGCCAGCTGGCATCAATACCAATACCTTGTGTATTTTGTGCATTAGCCAGGCTAAAGGCAGCGTCTTCGGCAAGATTAGAACTAATAATAACGTACCAAGTACTGGTCAAGTTATTGTAACCTAGGCCAAAATTTCTAAATAATTCAATCTGCTGCAACATACTTTGTTCAACACTGGCTGGAATATTATCTATAAATTTTGGAATCACTTGTTGTGCTATAGCACCAGTAGGCACAAATACATTAAGTGCGACAGGGCCAGATCCGTTGGGTAAATTGCCCAAGCCAGATGCAGTACCTTCAAGCACTACTGCACTTATAGTGGCCCATATTTCTAATTTTTCATCTGCACGTAGCGGGATTCCGGCAACCAAGCGATTATTGGCATCAAAGAAATAACCCGCAGGAGGAATAAATTTTACTAAGGCGCCTTGCGTAATATACTTGGCGTTGTTGCTGGCATAACTTCCAATATTTTGCGGCGTCAGATTGCTGGTGTTATAAAAATATCCAGTAGTTTCATTTACGACTGTTGTACTTTGATTCCAGGCCAGGTTCAAAACCAACAGATTAGGACGTAGGAAGTTAGCATAATAAAACTGCAATAAACTTCTTGAACTCAGCAATGGCTCAATTGAATTTGTAATAACATCCACAATGTCGTTGCGATTGATCCAATCAAATTCAAAGGTGTTTAAAGGATTTTCTTCATACAACATACCGTCGCTGGCAAAAATATTTGTGCTTGAATATTTTCCTGTAACGTCTACTAGGTCAATATAACGAGTAGTACCAGTGGAGCTACGTGCTACCGCTTTGCTTTTTATAATACTGTTATAACGTGTAAACGGAAAGTTATTGTAATCTTCTCCGTTGACCATACGATTCTGTGTGTAATAACGTGCAGGAGCTCGTTGTTTAATTTCTTCAATGCTTTCACGTTGTTGTGCATTGCTGACAGGGTTTGTAATACCGCAGTTAAATGTTAAGACTTCATCACGGCCGTATCTGCTGACATAGGTAACTTGCAGCACAACACTTTGCATTTCTTCAGGATTGATAATGTACTCTAATCCGTTGGAAGCACGGACATAGGTACGGAAAAATCCTACAGGAACTTCTGAGAATACACCGTCGCCAAATGTCAAAGTAATCTGATCATTTACACGACTAGTAATGCTGTATATTTTTCTTTGATTTGGAGCCAACTGTTCAATTGCAGCCGCGTAAATGCTTTCGGCATACGACCACTCACTGGCTACTGTTCCAACATCGTCTAGTTGATACAGCCAATAGTCTTCGTTGTTGACACCTTCAATATTAATTTCAACCGTACGATTAGTAATGGCTTCGGCTAAATTAAAGTCTTGATTTTGTAGCACTCCTTGCTTGAACAAAAAGAAGAATCCAGTATTGTTGGATCCAAATCCCAGTTGATCGTTGCGATATAAAATATTAAACTCGCCATTAGGCTGTGGTGCTGGCTCGTACACATAGTTTTTGCCTTGTGTTGACGAACTCACTGCTTCAAATGGCATGTTGATACCGTCGACATTAGAAGTATAAGGTATAACTGGTAAGAATCCGGTGGCAAAATTTATAGTATATTCAGAAGTTTCAACACCCAAAATTGTTTGTTTACTAGCAGGGCGACCGACTTTTTGACTGTCGACAAGTGCGGCATTAATTATGTAAACAAATTGCTCTTGCCAATTGATATTTGTAGGGTCGTTCCAATTGACAGTGATATTTGATAAGTTAATGCCGTTGACATCTGTGATACTTTCTGTGGTCTGCACAGAAAACACTTTTAATAAACCTTGCGCTGCTTGATTACGTTTAGGAGTATAGCTAACTAAATCAGCTAATCTAACTACCGAGTCTCGTCGTTCTGCTGTGTCTAGGAAGTTTTCGCGAGCGTTTAGATCATTACGGAAGGCCAAGGCCTGTCCCATAAAGGCCATGACATCTAGAATAGCAATAAATTCTGATGATTCAATGTAGTCGTTGAACGTTTCTGGATAATATAAACGTAGATAGTCTACAAAACTCTTACGCAGAGTTTCAAAATCGTAGCTTTGGAAGTCAGCTTCTCTGTAAGTCTGGTACAGACGCTTCCAATCTTCTACTCCAAATATTGCTGTTTGTCGCGCAGTCTTAGCCATGTTATCTCGTTAGTAAAGTATTTATTACAGTTAAAAACGACGTAGTTTTAGATGAAAGAAGCCCGGCGAGATTCCTGATCAAGAAATAAAGATAACAGTTGTGCTTCAGAACTGTTGACTGTGCTAATAAACAGCTCTATCAGAATACCATTTTCTTGAGGATATATCTGTGCATCTTGCAACGAAACTCTTGGATCGCCTCCGGCAACACGTTGTACTTCGGCCAGCATAGCTTCTGTGGTGTCAGTTGCTTGATTTTCAAATACAAAACTCCATAATATGGTTCCATACTCGGGGCGACCTGGCAACTCTCCCTTTTGAATGTTAAAGGCATTGGCCAAATCTCGCTTGATCAACTCAAAGTCAACCAGAGTAAATTTTTTATACTGATTAATAGTATTAAATCCAACAAATGTAGTCATACAAATACTTATCCTTATTGCTTTGTAGTGCTATCTGGTTAGTCGGCCTAATACATCTTTATTGGCAGCCAGTTTTGCTTCTTGTGCAACTTCTGCATCAAGTTGTGCCTGCGATTGAAATTGAGAATCAGCATAATTTATATTTGTAGTTCCTCTAGTTTGTGCCAATGCTGCATCTGCATTTGATCCTGCAGCAGATACCGGTAGGCCCGAACCAGTGCCCAGGAATGTTGATTGTCCTGCAGATTGTGCAGTTTGTGTGCCAAAAGTTTGTTGGAATTCTTGTAAACTATTTGTTCTGCCTGTTGTACCTGTGGCGGTAGTAGTATTACTGGTAGTTCCTGTTCCTGTACCAAATTTTGCCAACTCTGCTGCACCCCAGTCGTTACCAGCAGCAGCGCCAATACGGGCTGCTTCTCTTTCAGTTTTGCCTTCGGCAATAGCCTTGTTGAACGCTTCAGTTCTTACTTCTTGTTGTCCTTTTCTAATGTCAACCGAAGTCACAGTGTAATCCGGTACTGGCACTTTCTTGTCGCCGATGACTCCAGCAATGGCATTTGTCACAGGCAGACGATTCACAGTACCTACTATACCGGCAATAGCTATAGGTCCACGAGCACTGGATCCACCAAAAACAGCACCAATGATGCTGTTGGCAACTTTGATTGCCACTTGAGCATTTTTAGACAGCTTGTTGATTTGATTTAGTACTACTGCATTAGCTTGTCCAAGGGCCCAGGATTTCACTGCATCTGGACCAAATTTAGCTGCTGACTGTAACAATGAACCTAATTGCGGAACAGTTTCTAATCCGTTGAGTACACCAGTTTTGCGTAGTGCAACCAGCCCGTCTTTCATTAGACCTTGTTGTAAGCGTGTCTGTAATTGTGGATTGGTCAATATACCGCCTATATTGCTGACACCATCCTTGCCAGTCCAGATAGTAGGACTTGTTAATAACGCATTGAGTGTGTTGGAATTGCCTAGATATTTGCGAATTGTGCCAGGTTTGATCAAGCCCAATTGTTCTAGTTGCAATGGAGAGAGACCGTATTGACCTATGCCTTTGAGTGTACTAACAACATTAGCTGCTTGACCTACACCAGCAGCAGCTGAACTCAATAAACTGGTCACTTGCGGCACGTTTAAACTGCCGATGCCAGTGGTAGCCTGTGCCTGTTTTAGTATTTGTGCAGGACTAACAGCATCAGTTACAGGTAAGCTAGACAGTTGTGCTGTGGCTGCGGTAGTAGGAGTCACAGGGATCACAGTTGCAGTTGACGGAGTTCCTACAAATCCTGAACTATCACCACTAGATCCGCCGCTGGCAGTAAATTCCGTCACGGTAGATTTGGCTTCTACTCCTCGATTATGATACGGATAAGGTTCATGTGTAGGCGCACGACTTACAATAGTTATTAGCTTGCCTTTTTCTTCTTCCCAGCCTTTGCCTTCTACCCATGCCACATCTGGCAGTTGTATATCTTCCAGCAAGGCCGGTTTTGTTATGGATGCAGCACCTGCTCCGGGACCGTTTAAATTGATTGTGCCGCCTTTGAGTGCTAGGCTTGATCCGCCATCCCAATTACCAGATTGGCTTTTAATTCCTAAGCTACCGGATGCAGTTACACCAATTGTGTTTTCACTGTATAGAGATATGTTGGTTTTACTAGCCAAGTCCAGTGACTCAACTGAGTTGATTCTTACAATTTTACTTTTGATATTGATACTTTCGCCAGCATACATGTTGATGTTTTTATCGGCATGTAAGTTTATTTCTCCCTGGGAACGCACGTTCACTGAGTTGGTACTAAACAGATCAATGGTGCCTTCTGCTCCTAACTCTACCCAAGTTTGTCCATTGGCATGTAGAATATAAAAGAAGTTTCCATCGTCACTCATGGTAATCTGATGGCCTTTGCTGGATCTTATTCTTACTAGATTATCTCGTCCTTCGAGATCTCCGTCATCCATGACAAGACTATGCCCGCCTCGTCGTGCTACAACTTTAACACTGGCCAGCTTGGAATCTTTGTTTTCTACTGTTTTCCTGATCTGCTTGTCATCATCACCACCTTGGAAAACCGGACGTCCCGGAGTGCTTATTCCAAATACCGCACTGGGACTTTCGCGTTGACTATTGCTAGTAATGGGGCCGCGTTCAGTGTCGTTAATGACACCTTGTTGTAACATTACTCCTGCTAGATAAGAATGTACTGGTTTTTTTTGGTTAAAAAATTGCGGATTGTTATCAATCTCGTTATTTTCGCTATTGATTTCAGTGACTGGTAACTGCTTGGCATTTTTAAAATATTCTTTTTGATCAGAGTTTTGTGTGTCAAAGTTTTTGCTGGCGCCAATGGCTGGAATCATATGACTGATACCTGGATCTGGAACGCATCCTATATAGTAACCTTGATTGGGATCGCCACCGACAAAGAAACAAATAACTTGTGTATCAATGTCTGGAGGAGTGAACCACATACCATAACTTTGCGGATTACCCACAAATGTGCCAGTCCCGGTGTTAGTACCTGTTTGAGATACTGCTCCGTAGAATGGCGGAATGTAATTGACAGTACGCCAGAGACTTTCGTCGTTGGGATTATCTCCGCCAAACTGTTCAATGTAGACTTTCAGCCGCCCAGATCTTACGTTATCAACGTTATTTTTAACTTCGCCAATGAAGGGACCAAATTCAGTAGGATTGCCGCCGCGATCAAACTTGTAGTTTTTACTACGGCCACGATTGCGTTGTATATTTTCTGACATTAGTAATCCTTAGCTCCATTTTGTGGTGGTGTATTTACTGGGGCAGCACGTCCTCGTACAATACCTGTAGCAGCGCCGGCGGCATTGCTAGTTATAGTGGTAGTTGCGGGTGTAGTATTTCCAACCGGTTGACCACCGCTGGTAGGAGGCCTATTCTTCAACGGCTGCGCTACCGGTGCTGATGCTTTGGCAGCAGGACTAGTACCAACAGCAGGCTTTGCAGGTTTAGCAGATGTATTTGTACTATTGAGAGGTGCAAGTGCAGGGGCTCCATTCTTAGGTTGAACGACAGTAGGTTTTACGTTGGGATTTGCTATTGCACCAGGATAGGTGGCAGCAGCCGGTGCTGGTGTAGCGTTTCGTTGATTAACGCCTGGCGGAACCTCTGTAGGAATTGACGAATAAGGATCATATTCAGCAGGTTTATCGTTTTGCTTGATAGCAGTTGATGGAAATTGTACCAAGACTCCTTCAAGGTCCTGAGTAAATCTTCCTTGCTTGAAGCTGCTGGTCACACTGACTGCACGATAGATATAACTCTGGGTTGGACCATTGGCTAGTGTTTCAATTTGGTTGGCACCGTTTGTTCGTTGATTGGGGTTCATCAGACCAGTAGTCAGTTCATAGTCTACTGGCTTGTTCCAAGCAATTTCAAAGAGAGGCTCTTGTATTTCATAGTTGATGGTGCCGTCAGGAAAAAATGGAGTATAACTAAACGCACGTATGTTGCGCCATATTTCGCCTTGTGCTATCCACGCAGGATCGCCCACAATGCTTAGTTTGACACGAGCTAGATCTGCCGGACTGTACAAACTGGTGGCAGCATTGGCAGCAGGTTCGTTGACCTTGCCGTCCTGTCCCTGATCACTTTCTTGGCTGCGAGTTTGATAAGATCGTTTGGCCAGTTCACGATAATCCAGGATAGGACCGTTCTTGGGCGGTGTGTTTCCGTTGACCACAACATAATACAAATTATTAAAGTCCTGTTGATAATCCAACACCTCAGTATTTTCGCCTGTGAACCAATAGGAATATTTTTTATGTGTTCCTCTAAAGGGACTTTGATTAAAAAAATCACTCTTGACATCGTTGACCAGATAAGGATTAATACTATATGTTATCTTATAACTATAATCATTACGCTTGGGATCGTATTGCAATGGCAAGGCCTGTACACCAATGCGATACCAGGAAATCAACTGCGGTGCATTACCATTTTTAATAGGCTGGTTGCTTTCGTTGTTATATTGCAAAATTTGTTGTTCGTAGATATAAGTGCTGGTCTTTACTGCTTGATCAATAAACTGAATTATGCTCATGCCGGCCACAGACGGTTTGGTCTGTGTG